TGTTCAAATCCCACGTGTCTTTCTTTGCGACTCACTTTGGGGCAGTAGAAGAACTTTTGATATCCTTCAACTGTGCCCATCACATTAGAGGGGAATCTATCTTCTACTTCGTGTGGTATGCGAGTAGCATCAATGTTGAGTGCTCCAACACCGTGTGCCAACACATTGTCTATACAACTGCCTTTAAAGGGTTTGCGTGCCATCACTATGGGTTCGTGTGCTGGTTTCAGTGCCGTCTTCCAACCTGCCCACTGTTGTGCTTGTGGGGCAGTGGGGACTGTTTCTTCTTTACACATATCATATGCTTCAGTATTTCTTGTGCCACCCACTACTGGTGTATTGTGATTATATTTTTTAGTTTGTTCCACACCCTGTCGTCTTTGTATGGCTTTGCCTATGTCCTGTGCTTTGGGGAAGCCTGACGCATACAACCACATCAACTGATCTCTTATTTCAAAGCCCACTGATTCTATGTTTGATGCCAAGTGATGATAGGTTCTTGCCGCTGAAAATGCCAACAAGTGACCACCTGGTTTGAGCACTCTGATGCATTCACGCCATGTCTCTACCACACCAGTGTTAGAGTCCCAGTCTTTGCCCAGAAACTCAATGCCATATGGTGGATCCGTGATGATTGAGTCTATGGTGCCATCCCCAATGGTTTTGAGCAGTGGTATGTTGTCGCCTTGGTGTATGTGGTATGTGGTCATTGATGATCTCCTGTGTTTACTCGTATTTATGTGTGTGCGATCGCACTCACACTTTCGCCATCATCCGTGCTTGATCTTTTGGTATGCAGTTGCACTCAACCATTGTATGTGTGTGTCACACAACACACAACGCAATTCATATTGATGTGGACCTTGATCGCATCTCACTGCAGTCACGGGATGTGTGGCATGTTTGCGTTCTTTCACTTGATGCGGCAGCCAACGTTTGCGTCGCTTTCTCTTCACATGTGTGGTTTGATTCCATTTAGTAAATTTCATTCGTGCCATATCTCAATTATAACTCCTTGTGTGTTGACGTCAACTGAGTTGACGCATGTGCTTCGCTACCACTCGCACATCTTTTGACATCAGTCAGTTCCAGAAACCAATTCGCGACAGCGAATACAAACAGTGATTGCAACGCAATCGCTGGTTGGTGTATAACTCAACTGTGTGTAGCCAAGAGAAACACTACGCCTCTGGAATGATACCAGGAACTGTGATGGTTTACCGCTCCAACTCCTTGGTGGGAGCCAGGGGTTGCTTGTTCCCCTGTGCGTATATGTCCTTGGCAACAGTTCATTGCCGCTGTGTGTGTCACATCAGTTGGGTTTTTCAATAACACCCCTGATGCGGTTATCACACACAGTCACGTCAGTGACGGACGGTGCGTAGTTTACACCCCAGCACCGCTTCAGTGCCATGCGTTGGTTTGAGAAATTTGGTATTGCCTGTGGTTTGCCTATCAATAGTATTTATACATTGTACTTGATAACCAAACAAAAAGCAACCACAGACAGATAAAAAACCAATGAAGACCAACTGTGGTTGCTGAATATTTATGGGAATGTGTGCGTCATCCAGGGTGTGCGTCGCCACACACCCCACGATGTTTTCTAGGAGATACCAATGGTATCTGTAGTGAACGTCCAGTATGATATGGCAATACCTATAGGAACTCCAAACCATGGCCACATGTTGAGGAGTATGGACGTTCAACAGTATTTATGCTACTGCGGGTGTGTGTGTTAGAATCAGCACGGGCCTGCGACAGTGATGGCACTTGATCACCCACGATGCTGTGGGATGATGCAGTCGCTGTACTGAATTGAACGCGGTGATGCGTTGTGCTGTGACGTGATGTTGGTGATCGTGTGGACAGGCGATTGATTGCATGCCCTGCCATTGCTGGGCTGGTACCTGTCTCCAATTCACTGCTGGCATGTGTTAGTTTATGTTAGATGATGGCGTTGTCAGAAAATCTACGCCAGAATCCATCTCTGTAGTAACAGGGCATGCCAGTGGCACCCGCTGAGTCTACCACTTCATCTGAACAGAAAGCCAGAGAGCCATCCGTCACTGTGAGTGCGTTCAATTGAGATTTGGTCTTGGGATTCAGTTTGAGCACGTCCTCAATCACCACTATGCCCGTGGCAGGATCCAACGTCAAGTTCTCACCTGATGATGAGTTCAGTTCGTTTGGTATCTGTGCCGCTGGTATCAATGTGTTGGAATCAAGGCTGGCGATGCCTGATGCTTGACCCCTGGCATTGATGATGTTGGTTATCTCATCCAACGCTGATTTGAGATTGGCCCTCGCCTGTGACGGATCATCTGATGCCGCGTCCAAGTTAGTGGTCACAATGTTGTTTGCATTTGCTGGAAATGTCATATGTTTTACTCCTTTGTGTGTTTATGTATGGAAGGTGCTACAACCCACTGTAGACCTAAAAAATCGTTGATTTGATGTGGTTTTTTCATTAATCCGTCCTCTGTATGGTGATCTGTTTTTCTGTGTCTGATACCATCTGTGGTAAGCCTGTGACTTGCAAGAACACAGTGGCTTCTTCATTGTTACCGTCCTTGTCAAACACTGCTATGGTTGGTGCAACTGCACCCGCTGAATCCTCAGCATCTATGTTGGTGACTGACACGAACAACGCCTCGCCCGCTTCTGTGTAACCTGTGGCCACATAGTCTGTGGCGACATACGAACCTGATGCCTGTGCTGTGCCTATCACTGTGACTATCTTGGAATAGTTCTTCTGCACTGGTACTTCTCTGGCAGTGTTGGTGCCCTCCATGTCCACAGTGCTGATCTGTAATGTCTCTTGTTGTGTTTGGTTTGACAGTGTGGCCAATATGCGTTCAACCTCAGCATCTGACCCTGCTATGCTGAGTGAGAACTTTACAAACCTTGCACGGAATCCTGCGATGGTGTTGCTGGCATTGATGGTGACATCTGTGTAAGTGCTGTTGTCAGTTGAGTGTTGAAGTGTGAGTGTGAGTGTGCCTTGGTATTGCAATTCTAATTCAACGTTGAGATCTGATACCCTGCCAAAGTCAACTGGATCAGTTTCGTACGTCAAAGGCAATGTGGGTGATCCACCATCCCATGCAGTCCAATTGGCCCACGTGGCATATGGTGATGTTGCCAGGTCCGCCCAGGTGATGTTTGACTTTGGTATCAATACGCCGTCCACAATTTGTCCGTTTGTTGTTGCCATTATAATAAACTACTGGTCACTGTGGTAGCACCTGTAGTTCCTCCTGTTGATGACACGCCTGGTAACAGCAGTGTCTCCCTGATTGATTTGGCGCCTGCACTGTCAAACTGTTGTAACAGCCTGTTGATCTCTGCCTCCAATGTAAAGGATGCCACAGTGTTGCCATCCAAGTTGACATGTGGAAATCCGTTAACAAAAGTTTCGCCTGTGTCGTAACTGGCACCAAACATCTTGTATGGTGCTTGTGTGCCACTGTTCTCTGCATCCACTGTTGCTGTGGATCCATCCACATATTCATTGCCATCCTTGTCAAGGAATCTGATCTTGATGAACACACGGGTGCCTTCTGATATTGACATGTATCCCAGTCCCAAGTTGTTACCTGATCCAGATTTTGGATCATATGTCTGTGTCTTGTAAAGAGCACCACTGTCCCTGTCAAACAGTTGTGCCTGCACAGCAGTGATAGTGCCTTGTGGTGTGGCCCACGCAAACTTAATTGTGTAGTAGGATTTGTCCCCCACAATGATTGGATAGGTCTGTGCAAATGTTTTTGTGGCCACGTCTGCCAAACCCAGTACTGATGATGTAGTGAAGTTACCATGATAGTTGGTGTTGCTACCCACAGTGGTCTGTCCAAATGTGGTCACAGTGTACAATGGTTGTGTGTTGATTGGTTGTGTGGGCAATGTGTTGTTGATTGTGGTGCCTGAGTTAGGTGGTGCCACCGTTATTGGTGTGGTGGTGTTAACCTTTGGTGTAGGAGTGAACACATACTGACTGGGTAAGAACAATGGTGGTGGTATCTCCACCTGTGGTTGTGACACAAATGGATATAAACTTGCATCATGCTCTACTGCCTGTATGGTCACTGTCATGTTGTTGTTGATCTCCAATCCTGTGACCCTGAAAGTTTTAAGACTGAGGTTTGGGATTGTTTGTGTGATGCGTATCACATCACCTGGTTCCAAGTTCATTGATTCCTGTGTCGCAGTGAACTTGATTGTTCTAGCCGTGCGTGACTTGAGTACTATTATCCTAGCCAAGTCACGTGCAATGGCTTCGTTTGTCAAAGTGGGGAAATTAAACTCACCTAACAAAATCTCATTGTTGTCTGCTGTGGCAAAGTCAGTGGTCTGATCTTTGATCACTTGTTGATTTGTAAATTCTAGATCTGGATGCACAAAGTTAACCACCACCTTGTTGTATTTGGTGGACTTCTTCTCAGACGCCATTTCAATACCACCTATGATGTTGTCATCATCAACATCCTGTGCGATCTGCACAGTTGATGAAGTTATGTCAGTGGCGTTGCCCGCGTCTTCAACTTTTACTTTGTATTTGCCTTGTATGAAAGGCATCATTGATCTTGCACCTTGCAATAATTGTTTGATGTTGTCAAACAATTGGTTGTTGGTATTGATAACACCATTGATGGTCATTGCTGGACCTTCTATGCCATCTTCTGTGTATGTCACAGTTTGGTTTAGTTTGTTCGCCGCGATCCTGAACGATTCTGGATTGATGTTGTTGATGTTCATGCCCGCACCATATCTTGGATTCAACATGTAGTCCAACAAACAGTTTACAGGATTGTTGCCTACACCTGATTCATATGTTTTTGTCAGACTGGCGTATGCACTTGGCATCACAGTCGCACCTGTGGTGATTGTGGCACAGTCAAAAACTTTCTTGCCCAACACGTCCACTTGCACAGCGGGTATGCCTCCACGCCATGGTGACTGGAAGGGATCATCATTGCTTTCCTTTTCATACCATGTGTATTCAAACACACCATATGCCACACCAGGCAACGTCCTGTTCTTGTTGCTCCAAGATGCCGCTGAGTTTGCCAGTGTTGATTGTACCTGTGCGTCAGTGCCATGGAACAGTTGGAACCTCACCAATGAATCTGAGCCTGTGTGATACTTGCCTGATGAAATGGTTATTGTTTCTGCGTGTGTGCTCTTGTCTGTGTAAACAAATGCTTGGTCGTTGTCAATCAATACATTTTTGAAACCTTCAATCTCGCCTTCTGCGAAAGCATACACCACATACAATTTCTTGTTGTCAGTGCCGTTGGTTTCCGCGTAAATGATAGTGCCCCCAACACGTCTGAATCCATATATCACTGGTATCGCGTTACTGCTACCACGCCTTGTAAGTTTTACACCCTGTGCTTGTGAATTGGCTCCCACTGACGGTGATCCTGTGGGCATGTCTGGCATCAATGATCCAAAAGGATCTGTTATGAAATCAACAGCGTCCTCAACAAAGTCAACCACACCCTCTACGATGTCAATTACTATGTCAACGACATTATCAATTACATCTGTTATTGCGTCTATTATTCCGCCCATTAAATTATTTCCTTAACATAACAAGTGCCAACTGGTTGCATCAGTTTGCCAAAAAATGATTCGCCATTTTCAATCCAACGATCGCACGGTGCAAAGTTTTTGTCCCATGCCTGTACTGTGGACATCATGCACACACATTCTCTTTCCCTGCACCAAGAGTAACATGCATCAAAAAGATCTTTCGCAACAAAACCATTCCTATATTCTGGATGCACGAAGAACAAATGTATGTCTCCCAACATCTCATTGCCCCATGCCTTCTTGTGTGCTGATATCATGGCATGTCCAACCAATGTGGTTCCACGCCATGCCAACAACATCTCCCTGTTGGGCATGTTGGCAAATTGTTTCACCATGTCTATGATCCTTGTGACATCATATTCTGCGAAACCTTCTGCCATGGCATCGTGTGCATTGGCTTCTAATAATTCTATTAGTTGATTGGTGTCTTCTATTGCAAATGGTCTGATCATTTTACGTCTTGCCCCAATTTATTTCTTGATCCGTTTCATGACAGTATTCAAAACTGTTATCCGTTGGATGTTCTACCTGCATGGATGCGTTGTTGGTCACCCTACCATTGGTCCTAGTAAAGTTTGACAACTGCGATTGTACTTCAATAGTGAGTGACGCAGATGCTTTGGTTTCTGTGATCTTGTATCCGCCAATCTTGCCAGCGAACATATTGATGGTGGCAGTTTCACCTGCTGAATCATCAATCACCGCGTTGGTTGTTTGATTGAAAAATATCCTATGCACAGTCACATCCTTGTTGATGATGTTGGCTGTGGCAAAAGTTGAAACAGTCTCTGGATCCAATGCACTCAACGTTAATTTTAAACTTGTAATTTGTAGTGTGGCAGTTTCTCTGGTGTTTGATATGGCAATGAACTTGCCCTGTGCTTTGTAAACATTTGTGCCTGAGTCTGGTGCTGTGTCTGTGTCCAGTGATATGTCAAATGGTGCTGTGGTGAAATATGCCGCGTCTAACCCCGCTGAGTCTGATGCGGGCAAACCTATTTCTATCAACAACGCAGATGTGATTGAATTGCTGGCAAGTGTTGTATTGATGTTCGCGTCTAAGCCTCTCGCCATTTTACAAAACCTCTTCTACATCTATTTCTAAACTTATCGTACCGTCTACTGCGTGTCCATATTCTTGTATGGAGTTTGTGAGATGCACCCTGATGGGCACATCATTTGTTGTGATGGTGTCGTCCACTGACACAGCAGAAGTTAATCCTGGTTGGAAGTTGAGTGTCACATGTCCCGCTGAATCAGATGTCGCATCTGCTGTGATCATGTACACTTTGGTGTGTCCTGAAAACCTAATCAAGTCCCCTGGCTTTAGGTAAACGGTGGCACCTTCTGTTGAATCGTCTGTTGAACTGTCTGCAAATCTAACTGACACTGAAGTAGCGCCTGCGGCAGCAGATGCCCTCATGTCAAATGGATTTGCTGTTGCTGTGCCTTGTGGTGTTGATATGTCTGGCAGTGTGACATCAAAGTCATTCAGTCCGCCTTTCAATTGTGCGATGAATGCCTTGATTGGTCTAACTTCCGCTGTTGACATTGGTGGGTAACTGAGTGTTGCCGCCCAACGTGTGGTTGCGTTGCCATGTCTCACAATCCTACCACTCTGTGTCTTGGTTGTCTTGGTCTCATCCAACTGTCTAAAATTGATTGCACTAAATCCTGGTGCTGTTGGAAAACTTGTTACTGTCGCCATCTATACTACCCCCATCTTTCCGCGTTGATGCAATGCACCATTGATGATGCCTTGTATGGTCGCCCTGCGTGACATCAACAGTTCATCAAATCCCCTGGTGTCATTTGCCACGATGTTGAAGTTAACTGTAACTGGTCCGCCGCCCCCAACTCCTGAAAGTTGTGCCTGCGAGTCTTCGTTTGATATGATGTTGCCTGATGATCTTGGTATGAACAATTCTGGTCCACGTTCACCAACCACGTATGGAGAATTTTTAGTAACAGGTCCACCGTCTGCCCTACCTGGCAAACCTATTCCAAAGAATGCCAATGCTGTCCTCAATGCCAATTCCATCCGCAACTGTGCGTTGATTCGCCTTTGTGTGGCTTCTTGTCCTCTTAAAAATTTTTCTAATGGTTCCAATATGAAAACGGTTATGCCCAAGTTTATGAAGCCTTGGAGCAATGCCTTCAATGTGCTGTTCACTATCGTGCCCAATGCATCTCCCAATGTTTTGGTGCCCATTATCACATCCGCCAACGCACTGGATGCCGTGTCTCTGAATGTGCTCATGCCTCCCGCCAACACATTCACAGCCTGATTCATAGGATCAAATCCTTCACCAATAACTTTCTGCAATGCCTTTAATAGTGTTGGTGTTTCTTTGGTTGTGTCTTGTAAATTTTTCTTGCCCATCATCATTAGATGCGCCGCTTGTTT